AGATGATGCCGTAATGGATAGCCTGCTTGAAAAGATCGACATTGCTACGGCAAGGGAGCGCCGCAAAGGGAAAGAGCGTTGGACGATTGGCGTGAAAACGTTCCCGATGGTTTTCAACGAAGATCTTGACGTAAGAACCGCCTTCGCGACATGCACAACCCGCCTGATTGAAGGGGTTCTACCTGATCCTATCCGATGGATTGATTGACACTTAGCAACGCGCGCGGTCGCGCAGGAGGTGAGAGCAGCATGACGCTTGAGCAGCTGGATCAATACGGCAAACTTAAAACGCGGCGGGGTGTCCTGTACCGCAAAACCGGTGAACGCCGGGAAGAAAAGGTTGATTGTGTTGTTGACGTCGTAGAGGGGTCAAACAGAGAATACCCTTTTCAGCGCGTCCATTTCAGCATTGCGGGACTGGATCCGGAGCAGCTGCAGCGCAAGTCCATGCAAATACGCGGCTGGGAACGCGAGATGGAAGAGATTGACGCCGAGCTGAAGCGCATCGAGGAGTACATCGCGGGGGCTGTGGATCCCATCGTGAAAACCGCCATGGAGCTGTATTATATCTGCGGGTCGACGTGGACCATGGTGTCGACGGAGATCTACGGTAATGCATCAAACGGCAATACTATTCGCATGGCTGTGCTGCGTTATGTCGAGAAATATCCGACGAATCCGCCGAAAGAATAAATTTGTGCGTTTTGTGCGTTTTTGGGATGTTATAATCAAAGCATATAAATAGCGTCTGAAACAGACCCGCTGCGCGCGGGCCTGTTTTTTTATGCGCAAAAACGGCAGGTGGTGACCATGGCGCGCGGCAAAATAGCATACTGGGCATCTCCGGATGGGCTGCGGCAACTGGAAGCCTGGACAGAAGAGAAGCTGACGGATGTGCAGATTGCTACGAACATCGGCATTTCCCGCTCCACGCTCGGCGAATGGAAGCGCAAGAACGCGCTGATCGCGGACGCGCTGGATTTCAGCGAGGAGAAGGCAAACCGCAAGAAGTTCGAACACTGGATGACACCGGACGGCATGGTGCTGGTTCGCGCCTGGGCACGCAACGGGCTCACGGATGAGGAGCTGGCAACCAAGCTCGGCATCGTGCGATCGACGCTCAACGTTTGGAAGCTGAAGTTCCCGGCGTTCGCGGATCTGCTGACCAAGACCAAAGAGATTGTCGACGTTACGATTGAGAACTCCAGCTTCATGGCTGCAACCGGGTATGAGTACACCGAGCAGCAGGCGTTCAAGGTCAAACGCACGATTTATGACAAAGATTCAGGCAAGAAGCTAGAAGATTACGAAGAAGTCAAAGTAGTTGACCTGAAGCGATGGCAGCCGGCCGACATCAAAGCAATCATCTGGTGGCTGAAGAACCGTGATAAGGAGACAATCAGATACAGCTGCTCATGGAGATTATCGACTCCACAGACAAGGTGAAATAGCATGCAACTGAACTGGCAGGCGTTTCCTAAGCAGATCGATTTTTTCAATGCAACGGAACGCGAAGTGTTATATGGCGGCGCTGCAGGCGGAGGGAAAACGCGCGGGCAAGTCATGGATGCGTTCATAGATGCGGTGAAATATCCGGGTATAAAGCAACTCGTTTTACGTTCGACCTATGAGGAATTGGAGAAATCCGTACTTCGCGAGGTTGAAACACTGTATCCAACGTCGATCTTCAAATACAACAAGTCTTCGCATACTGGAAGAATTGGAAACTCAATTATCGATTTTGGATATTTAGCTAGTGACAAAGATCTGATGCGTTATCAGTCGGCGGAATACGACAAAATCCGATTTGATGAGCTCACCCACCAAACCGAGTATCGCTACACCTACATGATGTCCCGTGTCCGCGGTAACAATAATTTCCCGAAGCAGATAAAAAGCTCAACAAACCCCGGATCGATTGGACACGCATGGGTAAAGAAACGGTTTATCACCGCAGCTGAACCGAATACTACTTTCACAGTTAACGGAATGTCGCGGCGGTTCATACCGGCAAAGGTGCAAGACAACCTGTTTCTTATGAACTCGAACCCTGAGTACATCGAGTGGCTAATGCAGCTGCCCGAGCACCAAAAGCAAGCACTGCTATTCGGCAACTGGGATATCTTCGAAGGTCAGTACTTCACAGAATACACCTACGACACGCACGTCGTGCCCCGCGAGAAGCTGATTATCCCCAAAGACTGGCGTCGGTTCAGGTCTATGGACTGGGGCTTCCGAGATCCTTGCTGCGTTCTCTGGTACACGATCGCGCCCAGCGGGCGCGTTTTTATTTATGACGAACTGTATGTGCGGTTTATTCCGGACAAGCTGGTCGCGGAAAAAATCCGCGAGAAGACAGGAAATGACCGCATCGCATACACGGTTGCGTCTCCGGATGCATTCCAGGAAGATGGCAAATCATCGATCGACGGCCCGACGCTCGCGGAGATCTTCGCAACGAACGGTGTTCCGCTGCTGCGCGCGGATAACTCACGCGTGCCTGGTTGGCAGCGGGTNNGCGCCGATGGATGACGGGTTCCCGCGGCTCATGATCTGCAGCAACTGCGTCAACCTGATCCGCACGCTGCCGGAAATGATCTATGACGATAAAAACGTCGAGGACATTGCTGACGGGCTCGAGGATCACGCGCCGGAATCATTGCGCTACGGCGTCATGTCGCGCCCGGCTCCGACAATGGTCAAGACGAAGCCGGAAGTTAAACCGTTTGACCCGTTCGACCGCGGCAAGAAAGGCAGCGGTGGATTCTACAGCCAATAGGAGGACACCATGAAACTTGGTGAAAAGATCAAAAAGGCCGCAGCGGCCGTCACTTCGGCGCTGAACCCGCAGGAGCCGCACATGCCGAAAGAGCTTGATGACCCTGAACTGGTCAATCGAGCGTACGCGCTGCTGAAGGAGTATGAAAGCGCATACGCAGGCGAAATAACCCGCTTGGAGAAATGCGAGCGGTATTACAACAACAAGCACTGGGATGACGTCGCAAAGAAAGACGAAAACGAACCGCGCCCGGTCACGCCGTCGCTTCATTCTGCGATTGAGAGCGCAAAAGCGGAAATGATGGACAGGTTCCCGCAGGCGACGGTCTTGCCGGAGACCAATGAGGACAAGCAGGTTGCGGATATCGTATCGGCAATCGTGCGGCAGAACCATGATGCTGCGCATTTCAAGAAAGAGTATGCGCATCTCGCTCATGATCTGTTCGTCTGCGGTTATTGCGTTCAGGAGCCAGGCTACGACGTACGTGCAAACCGCGGAATCGGCGGAGCATTCATCCGATGGGTGGACGTCTTCAACATCAGGTTTGACCCGCAGGCCACGCAGGACATCAACGACAGCCGCGCCGTGATCAAGGTGGTACCGCGCACAATCGAGTGGCTAGAACAAGCCTACCCGCAGCACAAGGGTAAATTTGTGACAGATGCGCAGATTAAGGCTCGCGATATCAGTATCACGTTTGATGGCACGAAAAGCGCGCTCATGCTCGAATTCTGGTGGCGCGAGTTTGATCCGGCAATGTATGAGGGTGTCGGCGGATACCGTGTACACATGGCGCTCATTGCCGGGCAAAAGCTGCTGGCAGATAGCCGGAACACAAAGCCGGAGGGATACTTTCCGGATGGCGAGTATCCTTTTGTGGTCACTTATCTGTTTGATCGCAAGGGATCCCCTCTTGGGAATGGCATGGTCGATGTCCACGGCGATCAGCAGATGATGGCCGACAAGCTCGATCAGCAGGTCGCCATCAACGCGGTTCTCGCGAGCAAGCTGAAATTACTGGTCACGGAAAGCAGCGGATTCGATGCCGACGATCTACGCGACTTCAGCAAACAGGTTCACAAAGGCGCGTCGCTAAGCGGAATCACGTGGTTTCCGACGCCGCCGCTGCCTGACTACCTGCTGATGCACATCAACAACCTGCGCGCCAACATGGGCGAAACGAGCGGAGCAAACGACGTTTCGCAGGGCAACATGAATGCGGGGGTCACTTCGGCACGCGCAATCATGTCGCTGCAGCAGGCGTCCAACAAACGAACGCGATCTGTATCAGATCGGTTCATGGATGATCACAAACGCGCCATCGTCAAAGAAATTGAGGCGGAGCGCGAGTATAACCTTCTTCCGCGCGAGGTGCTGGTCAAGCAGGACGGGGACCAGCGCAGGGCAACGTTCAGCAAAGACATGCTTTTCCGCAAAACGGCGGCGGGCGTTGACGTGCCGATCGAGTTCTCGATCAGCGTAAAAGTGGAGATCGAAAACAAGTGGTCGACCGAGGTCCACAACAACTTCATCCTCGAGGCGGTCAAAGCTGAAGTG